TAAGCTTACGTAGCACTTCATCAAAAGCGTGTAGCCCGAAGGGTGTTTTATTACTCATATTAGATCTCCAGCGAACTGTGAAGCGTCATAGTCATGTGTCTCTCTAAGCCGTCCTGTCCGTCCATCATACAATAAACTACACGCTACCCCAACATCACCAGTGTATCGAGACTTTAACACCCTGACCTTAGTGGTCGATGCTTCAATCTCATCTTCTGATTGTTGGTTACGCTCCAATGCAATCACGCAGTCAGATAACTGGGCAATACTCTGCGACCCTCTGAGGTGTGATAGTCCTGTCTCGATACCGTTCTCATGTCCACGGTTGCCCTCAACTCTACGAAGGTGAGACACCAGTATCATACCACAGCCTGTCTCTTCTACCATCGTTCTAAGGCGATGCATGATACCGTCAATAGCTTTACGCTCATCGTTCTCAAGCGTAGCTAATACAAACATATGTAAGTGATCTACTACCATCCATCTACAATCTAGACCTATGATCATGTAGCGTAGCTTACTGAATATGTCTTCTAGGTTGTTGACACCGTGGTGTGCGTGAACCCATACTCGACCTTCGTTCTCACCCATGAATACTTTCTTATAGAAGCCATCCAACTGATCATCAGTATACTCACTCTTGACACTATCGAGGTGTAGCTTCGCATTAGCCTCGACTGCCATGATACCTTCAGCAGTACGACCCCAGCTCTCTTCAAGGGCGATGACACCTACGTTATCTTTTGTGTTGTTGATCAACCAGTGTTCGATCTCGCGGGTGATAGAGGACTTACCTAGACCTGTACCACCAGTAAGAGTTACTAGCTCACCCGCTCTGAGACCTTCGAGCTTCTTGTTGAGTCCACTCCACGGATAGGGGATAGCTGTTTTCTTTTCTGTTCGTAGCTTCTGATATGCACTAAGCTGCTCAGATAGATTTAACACGCCTGCTGGAGTATAGAACTTAGCGTCCCAGAAAGCACTGACGTATGCCGCATGTCTACCCTGACGCAACATATCATTAGCGTCCTTGTAGTCCACAGGCATGGTCATTATCTTAGCTTTCTTTGGGGTAAGCAGCTTTGCAATTGCTTGCGCCCCTTCCTTACCGGCCTTGTCGTTGTCGAAGTTAATGACAACAGAGTCGAACGACTCAAGATATTCAAGGCTATTCTTAACATCACGAACACCTCCTTGTGCTCCTGATTTTATAGATACTACAGGCCACTTGCTACCCTGCATTTCATACGCGGCCATTGCATCACACTCTCCTTCGGTCAGGGTGATAGTCTTACCTCCCGCTTTAAATAGGTTCTCTCCAAACAAACCTACTTCTTTCTGACTTCCAGTCCACGTAAAGTTTTTGTCCTGCTTACGTACCTTAGTTCCTGCATGCTCATGTCCGTTAAAGTAGGGGTAGTAATGTCTATCAATCTCGTTGCCATTCATTGTGGACTTAACGCCATACTTCTTAGCAGTAGCTAAGCTTATCTTGCGGTCAGTCAGTTCGTTGAAGGACGCAGAGGGATTCTGCTGTGCTTCGTGTGGAGACTGTTGCATGTTACTGTTCCTTTGATACTCTTTGAAGTCCGTTATGGTATCTGGTTTGTGTACTTCCGGTGTACTGTAGTCTTTAAAAAACGTAGCGCAACTGAAGCAGTATGCTGATCCGTCTTCGTTAATCCCCACTGCATCTGAGCTGGAGCATTCTGTACAAGGCTGTTGTGTTTTAACAAATGCCATTGTTTTATTCCTCTATAAGTGTAGCTTTCCCTGCTACTATGGCCTCTTCCTTTAGGTGGGGTTTAAGTTCTTCCATCAGTGCAATGCCTGATGCGCTGTATAGTGTAGCGGTTAGCTGTGCTTCTTTAAGCCTCTTATTATTTTCGACAAGGACAGATAGAATACTCTGCCCCGTCGAAGATAAGAGACTGGCATCATAATAGTTGCCATCCATCTCAACCGTACCCATTAGAGTTCGTCATCCATGTCGCTCATTAGTGCCTCGAACTCTGAGCCATCGGGTGAGCCGACCTCGATAAGGTCGATGACTTGCATGGCTTGAAAGTCTAAGCCGTAGAAAGTCTTGCCCTTCCACTCTGACTGCCACTCTTTGTACTGCACCTTAACAGTGGAGCCGTTACCGATTCGAGCATCAAGCTGATTCTTATGTGCATCCACTAACCGTGGAGCCTGTCGAATCATTCCGTTGGGGCCGTTGACCTTACGCTTAATAACAACGGCTGGGCCTTCATCCATCTGCTTAATAGTGAAGCCGCGTGATGCAAAGTCATCTGCTACCGCCTGATCTACAACTAAGTTAACTGAATACACCGGCTCGAAAGTGGTGTTAGGGGTGGTCACTGCCGCCCAGTATGCTGCGCCTTGTAATATTGCCATGATAATATACCTGTTGGTTGGTTTAAATGAAACTGGAGCGTATCACATATACGCCATAAATGTCTAGCTATTTATTTCCTAGTGTGTCCTCCTCTCCTAAGTACCTATTTAGGGTGTCATCCGGCAGACACGACAGTAACTCGTATAGCCCTGAACAATCACCATGTTCTATATCATATAAAATATTTTTAATTAACTCTTCCCACAATCCTTCTTTCATTGGTTACTCCTCCTCTTTGTACGTTAGTGTTTCTGATTCCAACAGTCCTAGAACTGTATCGTATTCAGTCTTGTCAATGATGTATTGTATTACAGTCTGCTCTCTTACATTGTACATAGAGCAGGCTGTACTTAGCGGTACTTTACCCTCTGTTACTTCGACTGCCGCCTTAGCTGTAGCCATTGACTCAGGACTGGGGCTACCCTGTAAACTTTCTGCAAACATAATCACCTCAAATCAATGCATGGACTATTGAAGCTATAACAATACCCGACCCGAAAATTAAAACATATCGGGTGGCTAGTGTCAGCCTGTGGTCGAAGCGATCTATAGCCTTGTCAAGTGTCTGAGCTGTCCACATCTTTAGTCTCGATAAGATATTTAAGCATTCCGATTTCATTAAGTCTTTGGTTTCGTTTATTTTTTCTTTCATTCTGCACCTCTTTAAATTGTTGATTAAAAATGCGATCAAAATTGTCGCCATAGTTTTTACTGTCCTTTACTCTAGACCTATCGCCCTTGCCACCGTGTGTTGAGTCACTCATCCATCATCTCCCTGATAACACACGCCCAAACTAATTAATATAAAAGGCAGAGAGATAAGTAAACCCTCAAACTCTGCCACCTCTAGTTGCTCAGACCCTAACCTGCTTATCCACACAGGCCGGGAGATTGAGAACTCTATGTCAAGTCCCACCCCATTTCTAAACTCAATGGTTAGGGACTGTCCGAACACTTGCATTGTCATATTATGCTGCCTTCATGTTGTAATTATGTTTAACAGCTTCGCGAACTATCTGCTGTCTGTCGTTCTGTACTGATGCAATGTTAGCCGTGCTCTTAGTACGAGGGGCTTCAAAGTGTGTACTCCAGTCAGTCAGTGCATTGTACACAGCCCAATAGTTGTTGCCAAGCCGCTTAGAATATACTGAGCTGTACTTGTGCCAGAGATAGTCAAGGCTATTGTTACGTCGAGGTATGTCCATTAGCACATCAACAGGGCTAGTGTAACCTTTGTATAATAAGTCCAGTGCGCTCTTGCATTTGATTGCTTCGGCAAAGGATCTGAAAGCCTGAACATCACTACACTCTGTATCGTTCCACTGTTGCCACAGGTCACGCTGATTGTGAAACAACTCAAGAGACTTAGTAATAATTCTACCGCCCTGCTCAATGTCTAGTGACTGTGTGTGCTTAGCTTTAAACACTGACACCTCACCACCTACAAAGACTTGAAGATTTGTACAGGCCGATTGAATTGCAGCGGCACTAATCATAAACGGCCATGTCCCATCGAAGGATGATATAGATAACAGACTCAGACTGGCTGTGTCACCGTCACTGGTTCTATAGGTATGCTCTGGTAGCCGGTACTGCACAAAGGTTCTAGCGCCATTGTGTGAGGTTCTAATGGTCTCCTCCATCCTGTTGATAGACAACCCTGAACGCTCAATGATATTTCTAGTAACATCAATCATATGCTTAGGGGCTACCGCCTTATAGCCATGACCGTGGACACCTAACTCACCACCAGTATCGGTGCGATAGATAACAGATTTAGAGCTTGGTATATCGCATCGCTCTTCAGTAGCATAAGTCAAGGGTGTTGTTGCTATATCAAAACCTGCTGACCCATAACCCCCATCTCTAATAGCTTGTAGTGCTGTGTTGTTTGCAAACATCGGTGTAATATTATTCATTTCAATCTCCAAGATGTACATTATGTACAAAGTTATTAAATTAATTTCGATCCTGAGTTGACAACATCCTAATCACTATTATAATAGCTACTAAGTTGCTTAGTCAACCATATGTTTAAACTGTTTCATTGTTCACTTGTGGAACAGCTACCGCTGAAACTTCTTCTCCACCAGTGTAAGTATCTTCTAAGTCTTTAAAGTTTAAAGTATCTTTAAAGCAACGCTTACACATTTGTTCGCTGTGGATATGATCAACATAATCATTAAGGCACAAGGAACAGTTTAGAATACGCCCGAACTTATCCGATCTTATCGTCATCTTCTACCTCCTCTATGTCTGTTACTATTTCCACCGGCCTTACCTCCACTGTATGTTCGTTGTACTTCGGGTAAGTTCGGTTAACTCCTGCGTACTTCAAAGCTTCTTCGGGGCTAGACGCGGCAACATCTATATAGTAACCACTCACTTCACCCATTAGAACTTTGTACTTTTGTATTGCAACCTCGGTGTCTATCGGTTTAAAGCTCACGCCTCACCTCCCGAACGCTCAAGAGCTGCTTGTTCTTCGAGGGCTTTGTGTGCCTTGTTCAGCATTCGCATCTCTTTGCTGAGTACCATAGACCCTCGATCACTTAGCCCCACGTTGTTCAGATCATCCAACACATCTTCGAGTGCCACTGCTACTAGCTCCAGAAGAATTTCTGTCTCGCCTATACCGTTGCTATCTTTCATTTCGTTTCTCCTACGTAAGTTATTATATAAAATATACCACCGCGCTGACCAATCTTATGTGCATCCTCTATGGTATCAGCATACTGAGTACAGCCCATCTCGTCCCAATCAATTGCCCACATAATTATTTACTCCAACTAAATAAAGTTACCCACTGCTCACCGTCAGTTTCTCGCCACGGCCCACCAGTATCCTCTCTTATTGTCTCAAAGGTAGGATACAATGAGGCTGAACACCTTCCGCTTCTATCGCCACCCTCTTCATCCCAGACGTTAAGGTCAAAAGCCTTATCGCCTACCCACATTTCAAAGTATTCTTCTTCATCGCCTTCGGCAAGAACGAAGTCTTTAAAATAATCCAACGCTTGAGGTACAAGCTCTATCATTTCATCCTTCGTAATAAAATCAGGGAGGTTATCGTAGTCATATTCTTTTTTCATATTATCTCTCCACCGTTACTTTAAAGTCTATCGCATCTATCTCAGTGCGAACCGCATCAATAATAAAGCTTTCTACATTGTCATGTACATTTTGTGCTATCTCTTCAATGTCAACCTCTCCTTCTACTGATTCAAGTCGGGATTCAATATCTTCAAGACTGCTTTCAACATTGTTGGCACAGTATTGTGCCTCCTCTGCTGTACCTTGAGCATCCCCAACAAGAGACTCTAAGTCTTCAAGTCTCTCTTTAATGTCAATGATATTTGCCTCGCTGTTATCAAACGAATTGTCTTCATCGAGACTCATTACACGCCTCTCTAACTCTGCAATTCTATTAGCGTCACGGATATGTATCTCTTCCATAGCGTTGAGCTTTGCATTTAACTCTTCAAACTTAGGCTCATGGTCGGTAGTCCAACTATTAGCAAATACTCTTTCATCTACCCATGCTTCTACTGCTTCAATTAAAGTCTTCATTTGTATCTCCAATTAGGATTTAGTTTTAACCAACAGACTGCACAAAAGTACAGCCCCTTCTCTTTTACATCTGCCGCTTTACCGCAACTACATTTTGTCATAGCAACAACTCTTCTTCTATCTTATCCAAAGCTTCAGGCCACTTGTCAACATCCACATTATCGTGGACACGTTGTAACCTTGTGAGAAACGAAATAGTTTTTGCAGACGTATCAATCTGAGAGTCTTGCAACACCCTGTATACATTGTCATCGCAGAGATCACTGCCTTCTATATCAGAATCATAAGCCTCGTCAGTAATCAAACAGCCTACGGCACACTTTAATCCGTTAGGACTGTGGTACAAACAATGATTATCTTCATCGTTATTTACAGTGGCACGTTGACCCTGATTGAGTAGATGAGTTTTTACTATGTCAAATATTTCGTGATGGTGTGTGTTCATATCTTTTTCTCCTGTGATTCTAGTAGTTTAGTGTTGAGCTTACAGCTAACATCAATTACATCCATCAGTATCCTGCGGTCGTTGCCGTCAATCGGCATTGAACAAACCCACGCATACAAATCTTTAAACTCTTTGATGTTCTTAACGGTTACTTCTGATAGCTTCATGGTCTTACTCTCCTCTTACATATGGGACATGGTTTAGTCCAGTCACGTTGCTCTGGGTGCGTACATAATTTGGTACGCTTATCATCGACAAACTTGTAGCCGCCATACGTCTTGATGTCTCTGGCTTTCGTTGTCAAGAATTTTCTGTTGTATTTTGTTATCAACATTACTTAATCCTTATAATTAAATTATAAAATCATGTGACCCGGATCGGCACGGTGGGTCAGCCCGCTTTCATAGGATGTAAGGAGTCACCCCTAGCCTCGTTTGTTCTTTTCTTGAATTATCTTTTCTGATTCCCACACCATCAGAAACGAAACAATTATTAATGCACCACCCATTAGCTCTATCATAATCTTACTCCCCCTCTGGGTGAATTAGTGCCACGGCTTTTTCTAACAGCGATGCCGCATCTTCAATGTTCCACATATGTTGCAGCTCATCGTCCGTATCGTTGCCACCCTCCCACTCGAATCTAAGATCATCGTGATAATCTTCTAGCTCAGAGCGTAGGTTGTCAATCGCCACAGCTAACTTTTCTTTTTTACTTGTCATGGTTCTGTTCCTTATAATTTAATTATTAAGTCTTACCCGCCCACCGCAATCATATCGGGATCAACAACGAACCCGCTCGTATCTTTTTTGGCCTTGCCTTTCGCCAGTAACCCGACCACCACGTGCCCAGATCGGAGGTTATCCAGATCGCTTTTGTCCCCATCAATAACCTCTCTACCCATAAAGTGAGTCGGCAACCTTTTGCGGAACACTACCGCCATCGGGTAGCCGTCTGGCATTTGCTCTACCTGCTTTCGATAGGAGGGCGCACCGCTATAACTAAACATTAGCTTATAGTTTACTGGCGTTTTTCCCAATCGCCTGACCCGTTTTGTGTAGTCGTAAAATTTCAGGTCTGGGAAATCCTGCGGTATCTGGTGACTTTCCCACGCGATATCACTAATGGTATTGAGCCGCACCACGCCCACCGATCCAGAACGCTTGCAAAGTTTATCGAAGTTAGATAACTCTACTCTCAGTTGAGATAAGAATGCTACCTGATCAGCGTGGAACCAATCTGTTTTTGCCTTACGTCCTGCTCTTACATTGCTAAACGCCCCCATGCCTGCCGACTCTAGGCAACCCGCCCGACAACCTGCCGCCTTACTAGCTGGACAAATAACATCGTCTGGTAACAGTGATAGCGATGCGACCCGCGTTTGTGTCTTTTCTTTCTTTTGAGTCTTAGCAATTTTGGTATTGCTTGCACTGGTTGATAGTAATTTCATTGTTTCGATTCCTTATAATTAAATTATTATTTTACTGTGGCTATTAGACCACCGCGCATTGTTACCTCAGCAAAAAACTCTCGCCCCTTTCCGGTGATATGCGGACGATTCGCGCCCACCATATAACCATCAGCGACATATTCAAGCCCAAAAAAACTGGTTTCAATATAATTGAGCGGTTGCCCAACGCAAGTTTTCAACTCTTTTTTACTGGTATAATTAAAAATGATCATGATTTTTTCCTTTATAATTAAATTATAATATTATAGACCGCCAAACAAAACGGCATACGTCCCAACACAGGCAAGCATAACAACGCCCACCATCCATAAGCCCGCAGATATCGCGCTCATTAGATTGCGTTGTCTCTCCATACGCTCCCAATCCTTTTGACGTAGATACTGATACGCCTTTTCAATTTCAGAATCACGTTTTTCTTTTTCGGTTCCCATGTTTTTTCCTCTCAGTTTAAAAGCTTACCAATAAAGCCCACCATTTTTAGATGGGCTTGATGATAGTCCTTTATTCATAGACTTGCGGCCAGTTTAGCGATTGCGAATTTCAGCGCGCTAGTTGCGGCGACATCCTTAGACTTTGCGAGCATTTCGCGCAGTATTTCAAGGTGCGCGGTCAATTCAATTTGAGCTTTTGATGGCGCGGTGTTGCTAGTCATTGCCGACCCCTCGCCTTCACCTTCACCGCCACCATTACCGCCAGTGTTACGCATAGGCGCATCGATTAAGTTACCGTCTTTATCTACTTTGAGGCCGCAAGGTTTCTCAATACCGTTAGCCTTTCTAACCTTTTTAGATGCTAGTGACAGTTGTTGAGTAAACTTTTTACGCGCATCTTTGTTGTGGCTAATTGCTTCCGCAAAATTCTCTATTGCATCCCGTGCCGGTATAGATTTGTCGTTAATCCACAGCTCGCAAGCTTGATTCAATGCAACTGTCATTTTTGTAGAATTGTTGGCGGCCTGTATTGCGCCCTTTGCTAGATTTTTATCAGCCAATAAAATAACAATGTTAGTATCAGTTTTTGTAGTGTTCATTTTGATCGCCTTTTATAATTAAATTATTAAGTTAGAATTAATTTGTTTTTTCAACGTGGCTATAATCTCACAAGTCAACAGAAGAGTAACTAAAAACAAATGACCAATACGCCGGAACTGGTCACGCTATAAAAATTTATTAGCCTATAAAGGTAGGCATTAAAATTTGAACGTGACTTAGCACACTGCAAGAGCGGATACAATAGAATAGAGCCAGAAAGGTGTGACCATAACAGTAGATGCGGTCATTTGAGGTCTAACGGATTTAAAAGCTTTTTAGGTGTTATCGGATAGGGTAACTATAAAGTCGCTTAGAACGGCTTAAAAGACTAATCTAGTTTTTTGCGGTGCTTGCATGGGGTTTATTGTATAAGCTATTGAAATTGTGGAGTCTTTATAGTTTTAAGCTATTGATGCTTAAAAGTCTTCAAAGCTTTACCAGACTGTAAACTAGGTTGCAATAGTTTTCTGTGACTTCAGAGTCTTTAAAGATTTTGTAGTTTTGGGGGATTTGTGCTAGTGATTGCGCCTGAGTAGATTTTTTTAGCCTATAAAAGGTAGGAAGACTAGGCGGGGTAGGAGACCATAGCCCCTCCCCCCCATATGTATACATGCTTATACATTTTGAAAGGCTTTGGAGTGTATACCAGTTAGCGCGGCAGCTTCAAAGTCTTCAAAGAGTGTGGAACGAGTGGAGTATATTAGATATATATGGGTATAACCCCGGGGGTCTTATAAGTAGTATAGTAAGATATTCAGGTTTTGTCAAGCTAAATCGTAAATAAACACAAAATAAACCTAACTTCCCTTGACAAAACCCCCATATGCCTGTATAATGTAATACATGACTACCACTAAAGAACTAACAACTAAGCAACAGTCCTTCCTTGATAGCCTAACAGCATGCGGTGGAGACACACAGCTTGCCGGAGAGATGGCTGGATACGCCCCTACCAGCATTAATAGCGTAGTCAAGAGCTTAAAAACAGAGATACTGGACTTAGCTACGAATATACTAGCGCAGAGCGCCCCTAAAGCCGCTCTAAAGCTCGTACAGGTCATGGACAGTGCAGAGCCTATCCCGCAAGCTAACATGCGTATACAGGCCGCACAGACAATCCTAGATAGGGTGGGGTTAGGTAAGACTGAAAGACTAGATGTTACTGTTAATACTGCCGGAGGTTTATTCATACTTCCTGCAAAACAAGAAACAGTAATAGAAGGTAACTATGAGGAGGTCTAGCAGTACTATTCCTTTTGGTTATAAGCTAGATGACTCTAATACTGAAATGTTATTAAGCATTCCAGAGCAGTTAGAGGCTTTAGATAAGATACTCCCGATGATTAAGGATAAGGTTTTGAGTTTGCGCGAAGGTAGCATGTACTTAGAAA